TTTCGTTACCGTTGATCTTGGCACCCTCGGGTCCGAGTTCGATCCTCGTATGATTAAGGAAGCAGCCCTTGTTATATCTGGTACTGACTCCGCGCTTCAAAACCAGGCTGGTGATGGTCTGGCAGCTCCCTATACTGACCTTGCGGTTCCTGGCGAGACATGGCAGGGCGGCCGGAATGTGTATAACATCCGTCGTCTTAACCAGCTCGTTAAGTCCAGCTCAGATGGTGGCGCCATTTCTAGTGATCCACTGGCTGCTGCAAGTAAGGCTGGTTCTGCACTTTTGATGGTACTTTCTGGTACGAACATCGGTACAGGCGACCTCGGTTGCTGGTCAGTTGTCTTTCCGAAGAGCAACTCTCTGAATGTTGGTAACGATGGCGATACCCTTGTGGTTCCCGTCTTCGAGTCTAACTTCAGCCAGAGCGATGCGCAACCGGTTATTCCCGAAATCGACATCAAGATCGAGAGCATCTCGGTCGTGGCGTCCACTCGGAAGCTGCGTGCTCGTTGGTCCCCAGAGCTTGCTCAGGACTTGAATGCTTACCACAGCCTTGACGCTGAGGTTGAGCTTACTCAAATCCTCTCTGAGCAGATTGCTCTTGAGATCGATCGTGAGATCCTTAACGATCTCTTGATGGAAGCTGATACCAACTTCTACTGGAACCGTTCGCCTGGTGACTTTGTCAATAAGCGTAACGGTGCAGCTGTTTCTAGATCCGCATCCGCCGGGCCTTCCTTTACTGGTACGGTTCGCGAATGGTACGAGACCCTGGTCGAGACCATTATCGATGTTGCTAATGAGATTCATCGTAAGACTCTCCGAGGCTCTGCAAACTTCATGGTCGTTGGCCCTGATGTTGCTACCATCCTCGAGGCTTCGATCCTCTACCGCCCAGCCTACACCATTGATGGTGACGGTCAGGTGACTGGTGGAATGACTCTCGGCGCAGAGAAGGTCGGTACCCTGAGCAACCGTTTCACGGTCTATAAGGACCCCTACTTCCCACGCAACAAGATTCTTGTTGGGTATAAGGGCGGTAGCTACCTTGAGACTGGTTACGTATATGCTCCTTATGTACCCCTGATTGTTACTCCGACAATCTTCGCTCCTGAGGACTTCACTCCTCGTAAGGGTGTGATGACTCGGTATGGCAAGAAGATGGTACGTTCCGACTTCTACGGTACAGTCACGGTCATGAACATGGATATTATCTAATAACTCCGGTTCATACCACTCTATAAACTACGGGGTCCCTTCGGGGGCCCCGTTTTTTTACGCGTACATGAATATGTTTATGATTCTAGAAATAAGGGAGTTATTTTTATGCCATCAACAAGAGCCAGTTTAAATTCAAGTAAAAAATCAACAAAGACGTCAAAAGCGACAAGCTCAACTTCACCAGAAGTGACAAAGTCTACGTCTACTACAGCACCATCAACTGTATCATCAAAAAATGCTACAAGCGCTACAGCAGATTCAGCTCGAATTGATAGTCTGGAAAATGAAGTTGCTAATTTAAAAGAACAGATTTCATTATTATCAACCACCCCAATAATTCAAGGTACTAGTAATCCAGTAGAATCAAATGAAGCACTTCTTAGAATGATTTATGATTGGTTTCGCCTTCAAGACAATGAAATGGTTCGTACGCAATTTAACTCACGTCACGGCGAATTTTTGAAGAGCTGCGCTCGTTAATTCACTTCCACGAATGTGATTTTTTGCGCCTGGGTTCTATAGTTAGAACAGGGTGAGCTATGTCAACATTCGCATTTACTAGAAATCCAACACCATTCGGTTTTTTCGATACTGACTCTGCATTTCAATCAGAGGCCGATGGTGTAGTTACGTTTGTTAAGCGAAAGCTTGGCGACGATATTTTAAGCGTAGAGCTTACAAAAAAGCAGATTTGGGGTTGCTTGGAAGAAGCAACCCTTGAGTACGGTCGGGTTATAAACGAGGCCGACGCAAAGTCTCAGATCTCCAATGTTTTAGGTATGCCCACCGGCTCTGGGGATACAATGACCATTAACGGTGGTGGAGTGTTCCCCAGACAAAGCTTGGAATACTTACTTAGGATGGCCGAACCGTATGCCTCAGAAGCCGGTATCGGAGGTTCATACAATGCAGTGTCAGGATCGATCCAACTTAATAAGAATCAGCAAGACTATAACATTTATGAAACGTTAGTGACATCACCGGGCGGATCGACATTAGTGGTTAGTAGTAGCAAGAATAGCCCACGTACAAAGCTTAAAATTAACGAGGTATATCATTTTACCCCCTCTGCTGCATATCGTTTTTTTGATACGACCTCAGCTATAAATTACATGAATAATGAATTTAGTTTTGAGTCGTTTACTCCGGAAACCGTTTTTTATGTGCTCCCGGTATTCGAAGATGTATTACGAGCGGGTCAAATGGGAATTTCGAACCGCGTCCGAAAATCAAATTATTCCTATAAGATTACTGGCGAGAATATTCGGATATTCCCAATGCCCACGCAAGATGACCCAAAGTATTTATGGCTTAATGTGTCTTTTGCTCCAAACCCTCTAGACCCCGATATAAAAGATGATACAATATACGGGGTATCTGGGCTTTCGAACGTTCCGTATGGTAGGATAGCTTACAATACGATTAATTCGGTTGGTAGACAGTGGATACGTCAATTTGCGGCCGCCCTATGCGAAGAGCTTCTTGGGCAAGTTCGTTCAAAATTCGGCTCTGTACCGATTCCTTCGGGTGACCTTCAATTAAACGGTGGTGACTTAATAACTAGAGGCAGGGAGGATCAAACACGTTTACGCGACCAATTAATAGAACTCCTGGAAGGGTTGACATTTAGCAAGATATTAGAGAGTCAAGCCGCCGACGCAGACAATATTCAGAATACATTAAAGAAAATCCCAATGCCACTCGGCAAAACAATAATAATAGCTTAAGGTGATTTGATGGCTCGTCTTTTTATCACCCCCCGGGAAGTTGATCTTATATCTGACTTGACTAAAGAAGTCATGAAAGATGTTATTGGTCAAAAGATTTATTATTATCGTATTCGGGAAGACCTTACGGAAATTCATGATGTGTATGAAGAGGCCGTAAATAAGATCTTTGATCCTCCAATCGATATTGATGCGACAATCGAGTGGAACTCCCCCGTTGTAACAACAGGTCGTTTTGGTGTGGGAAAGAATCAAGAAATTGGTGCTTATTTACACTATAGAGACTTAATTGATAAGGGTATCGACGTCAGAGAGGGCGATTACTTCAGCTATGGTGAGGTATTCTTTGAAATAACTCAACTTCAGTGGCAGTCGACAATATATGGCGAAGTCGAACACACAACTGGCGTGAAACTCCAGGGCAAACAAGCTCGTAAGGGTCTAATTAATAAGGAACCAATCGGCCCAACAGACGAGGCCTATTATCCTGGAGACCCAAAAGCAGTGCAAGAGGTTTTTGTTCAACAACGCGGCTTCGCTGAAAATAGGCTCGGCCCAACGGGTGATGTCCGTGCTCTAATAGAGCAAGGAAAGATGCAATTAACTCCGACACCAGCACCAGCTGAGGTCTCTAAGAGGGTTCCACCGAATGAGCCGACACCAATCACTTCAAGATTTTATGATGAGACATAGAGATGTCAACACGATATAATACAACAGCATTCAAGGGTGGGCCACTAGACTTAGGATACTCAGGTGAGGATATTCCTCCTGATTTTGCTATTCCCTCTTGTACGATAGAAGATGTTGATAGAGCATTGTTCAATTTTTTCAATGAAGAATTACCTCTTTTTTATAAGCGTCGGAAAGAAATGAAGAGGGTCCCAATAATTTTCGCAACTGGCGAGCGCTTTGCCATCCTTGCAAGAAACAAGCCTTTGAGAGATAAAGCCGGCGCGATTATTCTACCGCTAATATCCATCTTAAGAAGCGGGATAGACCAAAATAGTGCCAAGGGTGCAATTCATGCACAGGGTGGTCCAATTACGATTAAGGTTCGACTTTCTGAAGATGACCCTCGATATCAACGCTTGCAGAATAGATTTGAATTTGAGAATTCTGATTCTGTGGCGGTAGCCGCAGATTCAAAGACTGCTGCTGGAACGGGTGGCGGCACTTCTGGCGGGAGGATTGCAACTAGAAGAGAGGCGCCAGCGCTTCCGATTGCTCAACGTGGTGGATCTATGTTGACACCTCATACCTCAAAGAATATTGTCGAATTTATAGAGATTCCACCCATTAAACAATACACTGCAAATTATGAAATTACTTTTTGGACACAATACACTCAAGAAATGAATTCATTGTTGACTGTTTTGATGGGCGGTTATACGAGTCAATATCAAAGAACATTTTTGATTTCAACGACGGCCGGGTATAAATTCACCGCGTATATTGACGCAAGTTTAACACCCGGTAATAATTTTGATGACTTTTCGGAAGATGAAAGACTAGTTAAGTATAGCTTCAATGTAAGCATTCCAGCGTATGTTGTTGCTCCACAAGAAATAGGATTACCGGTGCCATTTAGGAGAACAATTTCAGCCCCAGACATTAATTTTGGTACATCTGAATTAAGTGCCCAATTGGACACTGGACCGCCGTCTGGGGTTGCGTCAGGGGAACCTGGCCAATTTATATTAGAAAATCTTGATACTGAAGATATGGGAATACCTGGACAAGCAATGCCAGCAGGAATTAATAGCACACTTACGAGTGGGTTTCCTGGTGTAGCCGCTGTTGTTTCGAACGCTATTAATATAGGATCTACAAATTCAGATTCGGTAACAACAGCAGCTTCATATCCGAACCGTCCGAAGGTAATAATTACTAAAAGAAACCCCTTCACTGGGAAGGATGAATACATTCAATTAAACGTGTTATATGCAAACAATAGAAAGGGAGAAACCGTTTTTAGACAATCAACTCAACCTCCGAGTGGATTTTCTATAGATTTAGGTGATCTCTTCAAGGATTGATATGACATTTACCCTTTGCACGAAATAGTTATTTGTGATGAAAGTAGATCCAGGAGACCCGACTCATGGCAGAACAGACATTTAGATCCCCCGGCTTCTTTGAGCGCGAAATAGATGCGTCAACAAGAAAGACCGAAATAACCGGAGTTCCAGCAGGAATTATAGGCACTGCTGAGAAGGGACCAGCATTTGTACCCGTAACTGTGGGTAGTTTTCAAGACTTTGTTAATCGATTTGGAACAATAGATCCTGATCGATTTGGACCATACGCGGTTCAAGCATTCTTAAAAAATAGAACTGCTGCAACATACATGCGCGTTTTAGGTGCCGGAGCGAATGAAACAACATCACAGATAACGAATACACAAAATTATGGAACAGTTGTTAATGCTGGTCTTGTTTTGTCCGGTAACGTTTCTGCTTCGACTTCTAATGCAAACAATGGCGTTGTACAGTTCCTATGTGCTCGACATGATGCTGCAGCCTCCGAAGCAGTTGCGATGCCAGAGTTCACTGACAATCCGAGCTTTAATAACGCCGATGCTATGAAAATAGTTCGGGGTGTTATTTTTAATGCCACAACAGCACGTACACAAGTTATAGACCTGGATGAAACGTGGACGAGCACCGTCGACGATGAGTGCCAAATTGATAGTGGTGGTCTATTTGCTGTCGTTATTTCATCTTCGCTTGGGACAACTTTTGCGAACCAAGAAGATAATAATGGTACTGTGGTACCGGGTGTCAAGATTGTTTCTGCATCTTTAGATCCAGCTTCTCCAGCGTACATCTCGAATGTATTGAACACCGACCCCACGAAATTCGTTCAAGAACAGCATCTCCTATATCTTGATTTTGCCGTTGAAGATGAAATCGCACCAGTTGCGACCTCTGCAGCCGGCGTGGCCCTTCTGTCTGGGTCTGCGAACTTTGGAAAAACTTTACAGTCTGGTGCAGGGAATGAATTCACAATGCTCTTTGGGCGTTATGACACTCGCTACACAACACCCACAAGTCCCCAGATTATTTCGCAACCATTCGGAGGGACAGAGTATCCTCTTTTCCGGTTCGAAAGTCTATCTGATGGTGCTTACGGAAATGATAAAGTAAAGATTTCTATAGCAAACCTTCGCGCTAGTACAAACAAGAATTATAGGTACGGAACATTCGAGGTCCAGGTTCGACGATTCGACGATACCGACTTAGCCCCCCAGATTCTTGAGAGCTATCCAGAGTGCAATCTAGACCCAAATTCTGAAAGCTTTATTGGTAGAAAAGTTGGCGACTATAAGACGTGGTATAACTTTGATGCTGAAAATGATGACGAACGTCGAATCATCGTCAGTGGAAAATATCCCAATCAGTCGGTATACATTCGCACGGTTATAAATGAAGCGGTATATAGAAGTGAGGTTCCTACTGACTCTTTACCTTTCGGCTTTTCTGGTATTCCAGCCCTCAAGACGTCTGATTCTTTAACTGATAATTCTCTATCACGCCTTGAGTTTGGTGGCGTTCCCTATGGAAACACTGGAAACACACGGTTGTGGGGTGACTGTAGTGCTGATGGCCTCGTAATGACTGGATCGATTATTCCTCCCCTTCCAATGCGCTTTAAGGTGACCAGAGGTGCTGTATCCACCACCGCATTCATGTCAGGCTGGCCCGGAGATGATGAAAGAGTGGATGGTCGCTTTTACTAGGGCGTAAAATTTGAAAGATGTCCAAAGGAAGATGACGTTACTAACGCAATCTTGAACCAGAATATTTCCTCCGCGCCGAATTCAACCGTAGCTGCATATACTAAGTTCCAGGGAATTTCTAAACTTGATGCTCTAGTATCGGGAAGCGCAGTAGATGCTTTCAACGCTAACAAGTTCACCCTTGCAAAGGTCGCGTTGGCGGGCACAGGAAGTGATACACCCCCCGCGACTCTGCTCTCAGAGGTTACGGCTTCCGCAAAAGAGCACATGCTAGAAGCAGCATACATCAGGAATGGTGTTCCAGATTCTCAGACATATGTTGTAGAAGATCCAGACGGATATGGTAAGCGTATCACCTTCGCAACACTAGCACAGTCTTCGTCCATTAAGTTTAATAGATTTACAGCATATCTGAAGTTCACAACACCAATGTACGGTGGCTGGGATGGCTTAAACATCTTGGACAAGGACATGTCTTTAATGAACGATAGAGCAACGTCAACAGACGCCTCTGGAGAGACAGGAAAGGCATCATCGGAATTCTCTGCAACAACAATTGGGCTTGCAAGTAATCCAGCTGGAGACGGTAGACTCAATAACAATATTTTCGCTTATCGGGAAGCTGCCAGAATTATGACCGATCCTATGACGGTTCGAAATAATATTCTTTCCATCCCTGGAATAAGAGATTCTTATGTCACGGATTGGGCTGCTGATAGGACGAAGGCATACTCCATGGCTATTTACCTTATGGACATCCCATCGTGGTCTGAGAATGCTGGTCGCCTATTTGGTGATGAGAACAGAACTCTTATCAAGAGCTCTTCGGATTCATTCCCAGATGTTCGTGAAACGGCGGAGCAATTTGAGTCTCGAGCAATCGATAACAACTATTGTGCGACATACTTCCCTGATGTGTATATTACTGACTCAAACAATCAGCAAGCTGTATTGGTCCCATCGTCAGTTGCCGCCTTGGCAGCGCTTGGGTATAATGACGCAGTCGCTTATCCTTGGTTCGCTCCCGCAGGGTTTAATCGAGGAAGTCTTGGGATGGTAACCAATACTGACGCAAGATTGACTGCTAGCGATCGAGATGATTTATACGATGTACGAATCAATCCAATAGCAAACTTCCCGAATGGTGGGTTTGTAATATTTGGACAAAAGACAATGCAGCTGTCTCAGTCTGCATTGGATCGTGTTAATGTACGTCGTATGATGCTTGAATTGAAGCGCCAGGTGGTTGCGGTCGCAAACAAGATTTTGTTTGAGCCAAATAATGCTGCGACGAGAGGACGCTTTATAAATCTAGTGACTCCATTACTAGCCGCGATTCAAGCGCAGCAGGGTATTGAGTCATTCAAAGTTGTCATGGATGACACAAACAATAGCGCGCAAGATGTTGAAAGCAACAAGTTGAATGGTAGGATCGTTGTCGTACCCACAAGGGCGATTGAGTTTATTGCGATAGATTTTATCATTACAAACAGTGGCGTAGACTTTGCGTGATATAGTTAAGAGAGAAACAGGAGATTTTTTGAAATGGCTGAACTGACATTTAAGAGCCCCGGGGTTTCTACAAGAGAAATCGATCTATCGGGCCCAACTAAGGCTGCTCCGACCGGAATACCTGCAGGTGTGATTGGAACAGCCAATCAGGGCCGAGCATTTGTGCCAATAACAATGGCTACGTTTGCAGACTTTGTGGCTGAATTCGGTAATACTGATG